TATTACATTCGCAGCAGCTTAATAAGGAGTAACTTATGGCTTGGGAAAAAGTAACAGTTAAAGTTAACAATCAAGACGTACATGGAATGTTCAATGGTGAAGATTTAGATATTCCTGTATGCGATATAAAAGAAACAATCAAAGTTAACGGAAAAGATATGCAAGTCATGTCAAGCACTGTTGACATGAGAGATGGTATTTTAAAAATAAAACTTGCAAAAGCAAGTCAACCGAAGGGAGAAAAGTCAGATGGCAAAGAACAAACTAAAGGGTGAGATATCTATAGAATTAGCAGGTAAAGAATACAAGTGTAGACTTACCATAGATTCTGTTATGAAAATAGAAGATTCATGTAATTGTGGCATTATCAAACTTGCTACAAAAATGGGCGAAGGCGATATAAGAATGTCCGAAATAATCAATGTACTTACTCCTGCACTTCGTGGTGGTGGAAATGATCTACAACATAAAGATGTTATAGCATTAGTGCAAAATGCAGGAATAGTTAAATCTACTGCAGCAGTGGCTAATTTACTAGCCAAAACTCTAACTGATGATTCAGAGGAAGAAGCAGACGAGGGAAAGCTAGAACAGGTGGGCTGATAAGTGACTCCTTACCTATCAGAAGATATTTCTCCGTTTGTGTTGGTATGATGAGCATGTCTCCTAATAATTTTTGGCAATTAAGCCCTAAAGAAGTCTATATGGCTATTGATGGGTTCACTGAATTCAATTCACCTAAAGATAAAGAAGAGCCTATGAATAAAAATAGGTTAAATGAAATGATGGAACTTTACCCTGACTAATGGCAAGTGGAACTACTGTTGACCAACTAATTGTTGAAATACGAGCAGAGACTGCTGGTCTCAGAAAAGGTCTAGATCAAGTAAATAAAAAATTAGGTTCTGCCAATAAAACTGCTAGATCATCCATGCTCACTTTTGGAAACCTTACTAAAGTATTTGCTGCAGTTGGATTAGTTAAGTTAATTTCAGGTGTAGTTAAAACAACAAGAACCTTTGAAGATTTAAGAGCTACTATACAAGCTAACACTGGTAGCATGAAAGAAACTGATGCAGCTTTCCAAAATATATTAGATTTCACTAAAACAACAACATTCCAAATTGAAGATGTAACTAAAGCATTTATTGAATTTAGAAGACTAGGATTAACAGCTACTACAGAACAATTGAAAGGTATTGGTAATGTAGCTGCAGCTCAGAATGTTGGTATAGATCAAATGGCATCAGCTATATTTAGGGCATCAACAACAAGTATTGAATCTTTACAATCATTAGGTTTTAGTGGAAAAACTGAAGGTGAAAACATCACTCTAAGTTTCGGCTCAGGTGCAGATAAAATTGAAGAAACAATGAAAAAAACGACTGAGAATGTTCTTAACTTTGTAAAAAGTGTTGGGGAAATTAATTTTGCTACTGCTATTGAAGATAGAGCTAAAACTCTGACTGGTGCTATATCAAATTTAGGAGATAAAGTTTCTATTTTTCAAGCTGAAGTTGGAGAAAATGGTCTAAACAAGTCATTAGTGTCATTAGCAGGAACTTTTCAAGATGTTTTAGTCAAGGGTGGTGAAGAAGGTTTAGCAGGTTTATTAGGTGGAATATTAGCAGGTGCTGCTGATGTACTAAATACAGCTTTAGTAACTTTAAATGAAAATACTGGAAAAGTTAAACTAGCATTGATAACTTTGTCTGCAGTTTTAACTGTTGTTGCTGGACAAGCTGTGTTTGCAGGTATGGCATCAGGAATAGGATTAGTCACAGCTGCAATGGCAGCATTAGTTATTTCAGCTAGGGCAGCACAAATGGCATTAATAACAACGATGGCAGTTATGATGGCTAATCCAGTTGGTGCTGCTGCTGTTGGCATCTCTGCAGTTGTAAGTTTAGGAGCTATTGCTGTATTTCAAGATGATATAATTAAGGCTTTAAAAGGTTTAACAGGTGCAGTTGGTGATTCAATAGAAGGTGTTTTCGGAGAAAAAGCAGGTACAGGTGAAGGCGAAGATGGTTTTGTTGGTCCAGTAAATCCTCAAAAAACCTCAAATACAGTAACACCAGTTAAAAAAAGATTAACTAGTCTTAAAGATTTGAAATCTGAAATTGAAAAAGTGACTCTTAAATACACAGACATGGCACAAGTTCTTAAAATATTGAATGGAGAAGTTGCTGATGGGAACGTGACTCAAGATGAAGCTAATGCTTTGTACAGAGAATTTTTAGAAACAAGTGGTCCTCTAGGAAAAGCAATGGCACAGATTGGAGATGAAGTTAAGAGTTTATCAAGTTCTTTTTCTGATCAGTTTACAAGTGCTTTATTAGCAGGTGAGAATGCTCTTGAGAGTTTTAAAAGTCTTGCAATTAATGTTGTACAAGCAGTCATATCAGCATTTATGGATTTGTTAGTAATACAACCTATAGTAGATGCCATATTAAGTAGCTTTAATATCACAGGAACAAAAGGTGGAACTGGTAGTGGCAGTAGTGGTGGTGGTATGGGCAGGAACGCAAGTGGTGGAACTATACAAGGAGGTAGACCATCTTTAGTTGGTGAACGTGGTCCTGAAATATTTGTACCCAATACTGGTGGAACTATCATGAATAACATGAATAGCAAAAACGCTATGGGTGGTGGTACTACAGTGATAAATCAATCTATAAACTTTGCTACAGGCGTTGTACCTACTGTTAGAGCAGAGGTTATGAAAATGATGCCACAGATAGCAGAAGTAACTAAAGGTGCTGTTGCAGAAGCTGCGGTCAGAGGTGGAAACTATAGGAGAATGTTGCAAGGTGGCTAAATTAATAACAATGCCGAATACCCCTAATTTTAATAGGAGTAATTTTTCACTAGTAAGGACTGTGGGTACTACTACTTCACCCTTTACAGGTAAAACTAAAACCCAAGAATATGATGGGGTATATTGGACTGCTGAAGTTTCTTTACCAGCTATGCGTAGAGATGTTGCTTTAAATTGGCAGACATTCTTATTGGACTTAAATGGTCCTGTTAATACTTTTAAATTCACTGACCCTGATGCTCTAGTTAATAAAGGAACTTATGATGCTACTGCTTTGATCTCTGAGATAAGAGTTAACAATACTTCAGTCACTTTATCTTTTGCATCTAATGGCACTCTTACTGCTAATGCTTCTACTTTTGCAAACGCGATTGTAGGAGATTTTATTGTAGTTACTGGTGCAGTTAATGAAGAAAATAATGGAACACATAAGATTACAAGCAAAACAAGTAATACAGTTGTAGTCACTGATGGTGATTTCACTACAGAAAACTCAACAGCAAGTTGTAAGGTAAGAACCAATGTAAAAGGTGCTACTGGATTATCTTTGAAGGCTTCTTCTACTAGTGCTACAGGAACAATAAAGAAGGGAGACTACCTTAGTATCCAATCGGCAGCGAACTCTACTGGTACGCCTTCTCAGTTAGTTATGGTTACTGAAGATGCTACATTTACCAATGCTACTACAGACCAATATTCAGTAAAGACACAACCCAAATTAAGGTCAGATTTAGCGACTGGTCACTATGTCGTTTTCACAAATCCTAAAGGTAATTTTAGGCTTACTACAAATGAAGTGAGTTGGAGTGCAGATGCTATCTCTAATTATGGTATTTCATTTGCTTGTATAGAGGTAATTTAATATGGCTACTAGACAGGGTATAGATAGCTCTATTGTTAATCGTTTAGGTGCTGATGAACAGGCAATGTTCATAGCAATAAAAGCTGAGTTTGATACTTCAGATGTTTTATTGTGGTCAGGTACAGATGACTTAACTATAGATTCTGAAACATATACTGGTGCAGGTTCTTTATTGTCAATTAGTAGTATAGAAGAAGGCACAGAATTACAATCCAATGGTGTAGTAATAACTCTAAGTGGAATGGATACAACTGTTCTAAATTTAGCCTTATCAGAAAATTACCAAAATAGATTCGTAACTATTCATCTTGGATACCTTATGGGTGGCACGAATGAAGTTGCAGGTACTTTAACTTTGTTTAAAGGAAGAATGACAACCCTTTCTATTGGAGATACACCACAAGGCTCTACAGTGACTATAAATGCTGAAAATAGATTGATTGATTTAGATAGACCATCTAACTTTAGATATACAAAAGAATCACAAAACTTCTTACATTCAGGTGATACTGGATTTAATAGAGTTACTTCTTTGCAAGATAAAGAGATCGCATGGGGTCAACAAGGTTATGGCACAGGTGGTGGTGGAACAGCAAGAGATAATGGTCAAGACAAATACTATAGAGAAAGATAATGCAAAAAGTTCTAGATTGGGAAATAGCATTTGATTCTTTTATAGAAAAAAATAAAAACAAACCTTTTGAATGGGGAACTTGGGATTGCTGTCTTTTTAGTAACGCACTCATAAAAAATATAACAGGCGAAGATTTAATTCCAAAAACATTGAAATGGAAAGACAAAGAAAGTGCAATGAAGGCTATAAAAAAATATGGTGGCACTTTATTAAAAAGTATTGATAAGGCTTGTAAATCAAAAAAAATAAAAGAGATACCAAATGCTTATATGACTAAAGGCGATCTAGTGGTTTATAAAGAAGAATCAGAATTGGTTGGTATATCAGATGGCATGAATATATTGACACCTACTGATGATTGTATAGGCGTTAAAAATAATGTTGATATTTTAAAAGTGTGGCGTATAGATGGCTAAACAAATAAAAGCAGCAGCAATAGCAGCATTAGTTGTTTTTATTGTAGTAACAACAGGTCGTATTGATATAGCTTACACTGCTTTTGGTTTAAGTGGTGCAGCAGCAGCAGCAGCTTTTACTTTTGCTACAACTTTAATTGGTGGTGTTATTGGAAAAATGACATCAAAAGGCATCAATGCTACAGGAGACAATTTTGGTTCTAAATTTTCATCAAGAAGTGCTATTGAACCTAGAAAATTAATTTATGGTGAGTGTCGTGTGGGTGGTACTTTTGTACACATGCAAACAACTGGCACTGATAATTACTTACTACATGCTGTAGTTGCAATAGCAGGTCATGAAATAGAGGATTTGGTCAGCGTAAGACTAAATGATAAAAATTTAGGCGTTTCATCTAGCACTATAAATGGCTCTACTGTTTATACATGCACAGACTCTGATTATACAAATACTGAAAACGATAATAATTTTGGAAGTGGTAGATTGTTAAGATATTCATTTGAAGATGGTAGTCAAACTGCTGTTAATGGATTTATGAACGCACAGTTAAACACAATAGGTCTATCAGATAAGTTCTTAGGGGTATCTTATATTTATGTGCAAATGGTATTTGATACTGAAGCCTTCGGCGGTGGTCTTCCTGCCTTATCTTTTAATGTTAAAGGTAAAAAATGTTTTGACCCAAGAAACGATACTACTGCATACACTAACAATCCTGCTCTTCATATCAGAGACTTTTTAACTAATACACAATATGGATTAAAAGCACAAACAACAGAGATCAATGACACAACTAACGCAGGTGGTTTTGCAGCAGCAGCAAATATCTGTGAACAAAATGTAACTTTAGCAGATGGTTCTACTACAGAAAAAAGATATACAGCCAATGGCTTTAGTAACTTCAGTGCAACTGGAGCAGGTATTATTGAAGGATTGCTTAGTTCTATGGCAGGTAAAATGTCCTATGTTAATGGTCAATTTTGTGTATTTGCAGGTGCTTCACAAACCCCTTCTTTAACTATTACGGATGATGAATTGCTGTCAGACCTAAATATATCTACTAATCCAAATGCAGGTAATCTATTTAATTCTATAAAACCTATTTATGTAGATTCAACTCAAAACTACACTGCTGCTGATGCAGAGGTTTATCAAGATTCAACATTCCTTAATGCTGATACGCCTTCAGGAGAAAGTACAGCTAACTATGTTAAACAGATGGAAACACAATTGCCATTTACAGTTACAGATACTATGGCACAAAGATTGGCTAGGATTGCATTAAAAAGTCAAAGGCAAACTACATCACTATCTTGTTTAGTAAGTTTAGAATTTATGAGATGTCAGCCTAACGATTGGGTTTACATGACCAATGAAAGACTTGGATATAGTCAAAAGGTATTTGAAGTTATTTCAACTAACATGGAAATAATGGATAGTGGTGATGTTCCAGTTATGGCTACAAGACTACAACTAAAAGAAGTAGCAGCTTCAGTATTTAACTTTGCTACAAGTGATTACACAACAGGACAATCAGAAGGCTCTGATGTAACTATAGGTAGTTATGCAGTCACAGCACCTAGTAATCTTGCTCTTGCTCAACAAACTAATAAAGAAGGCGTAACAACTAAAGTAGACATAAAAGCATCTTGGACTAATAACTCTAGTGATAAGGTCACACTTACTGAAGTCGCATATAAATTAAGTACAGATAGTGCATTTACCTCAGACTTCA